CCGGCTATCAACTTGATGTCGCGTGTCAATATGTCAAAACTAGCCTTAGACAACCTACAGTCATATTATGATTATACCATTTCGGATAATACAAGACCAGANAATCTATCTTATGACTATTATGGCAATCCNGACTATGTGTGGTTGATTGCTTTTGCTAATCAGATTACCGATCCATACTATGACTTTCCTCTTANTGATACANACCTAAATCAGTTTATCATTCAAAAATATGGATCTGTCAGTTTTTCGCAGGGTTATATTCAATACTTTCAAACAAACTGGGCAAAAGATGATTCAATCATATCACCAGAATATTATCAGTCTTTACTGCCAAGATTTCAGAAATATTGGGCACCAAATACAGATTATAACAACAACATATATGAATATGTGCGCAAACAAGAGGATTGGATTGTATCAACAAATATGATACAACAACTTCAGTTTTCGTATTCAAATGAAATAACCACAGAGAGTGGATTGGTCATTGACACAGAGGGCGGTTACGATATGGCAGGACCAGAAGGTGTTAACACTATTCAATTCAATGTGGGTGAAACAGTTCAACAAAATGGTTACACAGTAGGTACGGTTGTATATGCTAATACATCTCAGATGACTATTCAACATATATCTGGGCAAGTATTAGGAAATAGTTCTATCTATGGTGCGACAACTGGACCAATCGTGGGTTTCTATTCAAACGCATCTGCCACCGTTTCTTCGGTTACAACAGTTGCAACAAACATTCCAACAGACGAATGGATCTATTGGGATCCAGTTACAGTATATGATGTTGAGACTGCAAAGAACACTGCAAACAAGAATATCAATCTTCTAGACAATGGATATGCAATTGCAGCAACACAACAACTTAAAGACCTATTGCTAACATAATGACACAACAATATACAAAACCAGATTCGGTACAAATTAATAAGATCATGTTATCGTCGGTGAATGGTAACAAACAAACTATTGATATTGCGCAATATGTTGTTTCTTTTGACATCTTCGAAGATATGATGTTTCCATGTATGCGGGCTGAGATATTAATAAACGATTCTGTTGATATTATTACATCATATCCAATCATTGGTGAAGAAATGATCGAAATCTCATTTCAAAATCCAGGCGTTGATACAATATTTGATCATACCTTTCAAGTCGTAAGACAAAGCGGTAATATGTTTAATCAGACCGGTACTTCCAGAATGTATGCTTTGCATTGTATTAGCCCAGAGTTTGTCACTAACTCTGCACAATATATTTCCGAAAAGCAAACCGGTACGATTGATTCTATTATCGGAAGTATTCTAAAGAATCATCTAGGATCTAAAAAACAATATAACGTTGAACCAACAAAAGGGTCACAAACAAATCTGATCAGTCGTTTAAGNCCATTTCAAGCGATTGACTTCCACAGAAAACGTGCAGTCTCACAGCAGTATGCATCATCATCATATTGTTTTTTTGAAAACCAAAATGGGTTCAATCTATTGTCAATGGAATATTGTCTAGACAAAGGGCAGAATAATATCGGCAACAAAGTATTTTTATATGACAAAACACAGTTAACAGATTCATTAAAGAACAATTACCGTAGTATCATTGATATGCAACAAGTATCTTTATCTGACAACACAAAGAAGCACACTCAAGGTTCATTGAATAACACCGTGCGTAGGTTTGATTTACTTACAGGTAAAGTACAGACTACAAACTATGTAAACCTTCAACAACAAAACAAGTTCAAATACGCAAGCAAAAAACCCAAAGCATTGAACACTACTTCGTATGAACAGAAGTATGGCAATTCAGCAGCAACCACATTGCTTGTACCACACAGTAGCGAGTATGCAGAAAACTATATTGATACTTCAATAGGTCCAAAACATTCGTTTGTTACCAAAATGGGACAAAATGTGTATCAACTATATATTAATGGAGATGTCACAATTAAAGCCGGTGATGTTATTACTGTTAATGTTCCAAATACCACAGGCGATACTTCTCCTACATCAGATAATAGATTGTATGCCGGAAATTATCTNGTAAAGAGTCTTAGACATATNATTATATTATCATCAATATCTGCTCAGTCTTATACAGTATCAATGGAAATTGTNAAGGGATTTTACGAGGATTATGCATAATGACCACAACTAGAATGGGCGAAAACGGAATGCGTTGGTGGCATGGTGTCGTTGAAGATGTCAACGATCCAAAGCAACTTGGGCGTGTTCGTGTTCGTATTACCAATGAACATGATGATCCTAAAATTCAAACATCAGACCTATTATGGGCAACTCCTATTCAGTCTCCTACTTCAGCCGCAAGTGCAGGAGTAGGACAAGCACCTGTTGGTATGGTCAATGGTACACATGTGTTTGGATTTCATCTGGACGGCAATGAAAAGCAACTTCCAATGATTTGGGGAACTTATGCTAAATTGCCAAACGGAACACAGAATAGCAATGATGTGCCGGCACTTGCGCGTGGAACAAATACTATTGCATCAAACGCTTTTATGAATGAACCAAGTTCTGCATATGGCGCAAAATATCCATACAACCAAGTAACTGTAACTAGATCAGGACATGTTATTGAATATGACGATACACCTGGACATGAGAGAATACGTATCTTTCATAAGTCAGGTACATACACCGAAATCAATAGTGTGGGTCAAAGCGTGTCGAAGATCGTTGATGATGGTTGGGAAGTTGTCGTAAAGAATAAACATGTTCAAGTAGGCGGCAATACAACCGTCATTGTCACTGGTAACTGCGACCTAGTGGCAAGCGCGATTACTATGACATCTGATGCAGACATTTCCATGTATGCTCCAGGTGGTCTCCATGTGCTTGGATCAGGTATTACTACTAGTGGTGCAATTATGTCCGATGTTGGCGTTTCAGGAACATTTACAACACCTACCGGTGATACTGTATATGTCTCTGGTGGATTAGTCACGGCAATAGCATAAAGGTTATACAATGACATCAATACCACCATCAGGAAATACAGGATTATTTGGGTTTGTCGCACCTACTGGTTCTAATACTATGCCATTAAGCCCTTGCAGTATTAATCCACCTGAAATACAAATCATCAAAGCAAAACAGCGTACTGCAAAGAATGTTGGCGGTACTTCTCGCACAACAGCGGATGATGATATTCAAGTTGCAACAAAACATATCAATCAGTTAATCAATCAGATTAAATATACAACAAACTGTGATAACCTACAAAAGGTTATTAATAGAAATCTTAATACGGTCAAGTCACAGATTACACATGCAGCAAAACATGAACTTTCTATTGTCGGGCAATATTTACCCGTTGTTCAATTGCCTTCACCTAATCCTGTCTCCATTGTCAAGTGGTTAGGTAAACTTGTATTAGGTCCCATCTACCCCCAAGTAGAAGCACAGATTAAATACGTAGTTGAACTAGCGCAGCTTGCTGTTGCTGTTACAAATCTTGCTATTGTTATCGAGCAAGTTGCACCGCGCCTTGACGCTTGTGCTATTTCTGAGTTGACTGAAATCCAGAGTGAAATAAACTGCCTAAAAAATCTGGCCACAAACACTATTACAGCACCTATTTCTGCATTAAATACCGCAGTATTGACTACCGTAAATCAGTTGCAACAACAGGCAGTATCACAAGTGACGGGCGCATTGGGCACAAACAATCCTATCTCGAATGGCATTGTAAGTAGAATTAATGGTGTTGCAAATTCAGTTGATACAACTACATCATCGATGGCCCAAAGTATCATTAATGATATATCAACTACAGTGAATAGTGCAGTTCAACCTGCACTGGCGCGTGTTGCTCAAATGCAAACTCAAATTGCTAATGTCATGGGACCAACAGCAAGTCAAGGTTATCCAATTTATGATACATCAAGCCCACAAAACTTTTTAACGAGTGCGGCCGCGATTGGCACTTCACATTCCGATTTTGTTCAAAACTATATATCGAATGCATCTGTATCATCAACACCATTTAATGCAGGTGTAGTGGCCGGTAATAATACATTATCAGGATATAGTTTTTCGTCAAACTCATCAAGTTATATCGGGCAAACATTAATCGCAGAAGACTCTTCTATTCCTGCCAATACTATTGTAACAACAATAAATACTGTAACGGGATCTGTTGTAGTGCAACCACCAACAGTCGGCACTAGCATATTGACAATGCCTACGATTGATCCTAATATTGTGATTGGATCAATATTGTCATCTAGTGATCCTGCTTTTGTTAATGGTACAACTGTAACGAACGTTGCTAATAATCTGATTGCAATATCTACACCATACTTGGGGACTAACACCAGTTTTACTATAAACTATGTGTCCAACTTTATTATTATGTCTAATAATGCTACATCATCAAATACAAGTGCAAGTATCACATTTAACCAAGTACCTATTCCGGTAGCAGGAACATAATATGGCTCAGTCATCGTTTAATCAAGACAAGTTCACACCAACTACCAAGCAATCACTTCTCTTTAGTGATATGTTTGATAGTTTTCTGGTGCATCCAGAGTTACACGATCTTGTTTTAAGAAAAAATGAAGACTCCGTAAAACAATCTGTAATGAACATCATCTTGACTAACAAATACGAAAGACCGTTCAATCAAAACTTTGGTTCGAACATACAGAACTTTCTATTTGAACCAATGACATCATTTACACAGAGTAACATTCAAACAGAAATAATTGATGCTATTAATAACTTTGAACCGAGAGCAAAACAACTTTCGGTGGATGTAACAGCAGATGAAGAGAACAATGCATATAACATTAGCATAGCATTTTACATGATAAATAGTTCATCACCAGTTTATCTTTCGACCATATTATACAGAGTACGCTAATGGCAAATACCAATATCACATTAACATCTCTGGACTTTGCTGACTACAAGAATAGTCTCAAAACTTTTCTACAGTCTCAGTCTCAGTTCCAAGATTATAACTTTGATGGTTCAAACCTAAGTGTAATCTTGGACCTATTGTCATATAACACATACATGAATGCGTTTTATATGAACATGGTTGCATCAGAAATGTTTCTGGATACAGCACAGCAACGCGATTCGGTCGTTCTCCGTGCAAAAGAACTCAACTACGTACCACGTTCTTTCAGGTCATCATATGCTCTTATTGATCTAGTTGTTGCAAACGTTGATCCTTCTATTGTTTTGCTAACAATTCCATCGGGCACATCGTTTACTGGAAGAGCAGGCACAAACAACTATACATTCTCGACCAATCAAACAATCGTAGTACAGGCCAATACAGATGGTAATTTCTACGCATCAAACGTTGCAATCTATGAAGGTACTACAGTAACAGACACATTTACTGTGCAACCTGCATCTAACACAAATGTTCAACAGTTCACACTATCAAACCCAACTATAGATACGACATCACTATCTGTTGTGAGTATTGAAAATGGTGGGGCTAATGTTATTCCATATATTATTTCAACAACATTACTTGATTTAACATCACAATCAAATGTTTACTTTATACAAGGTGCAGACAACAGCCAATACCAAATCATCTTTGGTGATAATGTTGTTGGTCGTAGGCCGGCAGATCAATCGATTGTTGCTGCTACGTATCTTGTCACTAATGGTCAGTTACCAAATGGTATTGCAACATTCACCCCAAACGGTACACTAGGCGGTTCATCTAATATCGCAGTCTACACAGTATCGCCAGCACAAGGCGGTGACATTGGTGAAGATATCAATTCAATTCGTTATAATGCTCCACGCTACTTTTCAACACAAGAGAGAGCAGTTACAACATCTGATTATGAAACACTTCTCACTGTAACTTATCCAGAGATACAAGCAATCTCGGTATATGGCGGAGAGACAATATCACCACCACAATACGGCAAAGTGTTTATATCATTGAAGTTATATAACTTTGATAATATTCC